TTTTAGTTGGAGCAACTGTTGGTTTTATTAGTAATTCAAAGTACAACGCACTTCGTGATCTTGGGCAAATGTCCTTATCCATTGTTGGTAAGGCAAAAAATTTAATGGGTTTCTTTACTGATAAGAAACTTGATCCCGAAGGTGATAATAATGTTGGAATAGTTGTTAATAAAACAAAGAATAAAGTAACTGAAGAAGAGAATTTAAGATTAAATAGAAAAATGCAAAAACATTTGAATAGTTTTAATATTGTTGGAGAGTCAGGTTTTCCTACTAGAGAAGACGTAATTACGACTTTCTATACTTATGATATTCAAAACTTTTTAGTAACATTTTTCTTTCCAACTAAATTTGATCGAATGAAGAGACCATTGGAAACTGAAAAATTACCATACCTGTCTACTTTAGTAACAGGATATTATGCTATGATTACAGCAGTTATGGCATCCTTTTTGGGAGATAGAAATTATGACCCTGCTGCACATAAATACAAAGTTTGTACTAATGGTTATGCAGCTTTTAAGGGTTCAAAAGAAATTTTTGCTGATATGCTAGTAAGTTGTGAAGATCCACTTTTTATAAATGATTTAGCTTATGTATTAGCATTAAATACACCTGGAATGTATACAAAACAATATGAAAGATATTTTGTCTTTCCATTCACCGGTATACATCATGATACGGAGTATAGTATCACATTAAGTTCCGATAATGAGGAAAATTTGGTTCCTGTTAGAATAAACTCAGTCAGTTATAATAGACAAAGACATTTTATGACAGATTTATGGGTTACAGGTAGTAATCCAGTTGTCGATTTACACGTTTTATTTAAGGATGATGGAAATGGACAACCAAAAACTTTGTTGGGAACAAAGTATAAATTAGTAACAGGAAATCCTAATCTGGATATTTGTCCAGTAACTACTCTTTTTGGTGATAAATCATATCAGAAGGAAGTGTTAAGATCTGCTCCTATCGATCCTTTAGTAGTTTCAAAACCGAAGTTAGATTTGATGGAACTTGATGTTTCAGATAAGAAGAAAAGAGGTTTCGGAGGAAAATTAAAAGATATAGTCACAACAATAGATATAAAGGATCCCAAATTCTGGATGGTTGTTGTTGGAGGTGTTTGCCTTCTCACAATAGCTGGTGTCGGAGTTGGTTGGTTGTGCACAGGTGGTTCTTCAAATCAAGAGAAAAGATTAAAGAAAAGAGGTGAAGCAAAGAAATTAAAGGTCAAGGAAAGACCTTTTTATATCCCTAACCCAGATTTGATGAAGCATGATCATTATGTTAAAAAGAAAATTTTTGATAGAGAAACTGAACCATGTGATGCCTGTAATAAGGAAATTTTTGTTCCCTATTTCAGAGCACACATTTCAAAGTGTAAATATAATGATCATTTACTCAAATACTTCCCAAGTAGTGCATATTATTGTCCTAACTGTGAATTAAATGTATTTGATTGTGATTGGGAATGGCATTGTCGTGAGTGTCATCCTGATTGGTCTGGTGGTTACTTCTGTGATGAGGAAGTAAATAAATTGAAAGAAGCTGGGGTTAAGGATTTGAGTAAATATATACATATTAAGGCTCCTGAGATTAATCTAGATTTCTTTAGAGGAGGTAGTATGCATAAAAAGATTTTGCAGTTATGTATAACAGATATTGAAAAACCATTAGGAAAAACTGCAAACAAATCATCAGACGATTTATTAAAAATCGCAGCTGGAAAATTTCACGTTGTTCCATTAAATAATCAAATTAAAATGGATTCACAGAGTGAAGTAATTTATAATGTGAATTCAGGAATTATTGGATATGTTGACCCCTTTTCAGACGCCCTGGTAGTACAAAAACCCGTGGATGGAGATTATTTATCAACACCACGTCCTTCGGCAATAGTTGAAACCAAGGAAGGTGAAAGTAAAAAGGTGGAAAAGAAAGTTCAGTTTACAAAAGTAGGTAAAGAACAAGTAAAAGTTTATAAACCAACTGGAAGAACTAAGGAACAAGTGTCAGTTGCAAAAACAACAAGTGGAAAGGATATTAAAGTAATTCATGAACCAGGTACTCCAAAGATGACATTTACATGTCGTTCTTGTAAAAAGTTATTACCATTTGTTGAAAGAGAGGAAAAACAAAAAGCCTGGGATCATTTAAAACAATGCAGAGAGAGTAAGTCTATTGAAAAGAAAAAGAAAGAAAAACCCCTTTCACCTAATATGCAAATCCACTATGGAGAAAGCAAATTTGAAAATTTAAAGGTTTGTAAACATTGTGGAGCAAATATTAAAACCTCTCGTCAAGAGAGTCATTTAGAAAAATGTGTAGTTTTAGGAAAGAAACAAGAAGGTGAAGGTCAAAGACCATGGAATACATATGTAGGTCACGATGAACGTGGATCAGGTTATGGAAGACATGGTGGAGGTGTTAAGAGAAAGAATAGACTTGCAGGTTACTCAAATGCTGCATTGGGAATAACTCCATCAAGAAATCAAGAAATGAGAATGGCAAATGCCAAGAGAGCAGCTCGTGCCAAAACCAGCAATACTGGATCCTTGAGTAATTTAGGAAAAATGTTGCGTTGGGATTGGTATCAAGTTGATCCAAATACTGAATTTAGTGAGGAAGAATTAGAACGTAAAGAGAATTTACGCGAAGCCCTTGCTATTGAAGCTAGAAAACAAAAATGGTCGGAATCTCAATTTAGAAATTATGCTAGAGAGTTAGATGACTATATTTTTAGTGCAAAAATGGCATTACAACCAATAGAAGATTTTAGTGATGGAGAATCAGGATCAGATAAAGAAATACCATGCCGTTTATGTATGGTAAATGATGGAGGTCCAGAGCCCCATATTGTCTTAGTTAAAAGAAGTAAAATGAGACAACACAACAGAGATGTTCATAAGACCAATGGTCCTTTTAAACATTTTAAGGGTAAAGGTGAAGTTAATATCTTCACAAATGAGCAATTAGATTCCGCAGGAGTGTTAGGAGAATGTGTATTATTTGATCACTATGAGCCTTACTTCTACGATGATTTTAAACCAATTGAAAATAAAATTGGTGAAAGTGTTACCCCAGATTGTGGTCAATTCAATATGGCAAAAGCTCGTAAACATATGATTGAAATAACTTATGTTGAAATTGATACTCCAAGACACCATGCTTGGGGTTTTAGAAGTAATAATTTATTTTATTTGGGAGGACATGTATTAGCAAAAGCTGATAAGGAGAAGATTTTTGTGAATCTCCCCGGTAAGACAGTTCCTTTTAATAATTTTGTTAAAAGAACCTTTGCAGTTGTACAAGATAACGTATTATATGAGGTTAATCAAGAGTATAAAACTGAATTTGAAAAGGTTGCTAGTACTAAATTTACAATGCCTGATGATCCTGATCTATCTTATAAACAAATTTTTACAGGCGAAGAAATTGGTCATTTTGTAGCAGAAATGACACCAAATAGAATATTAACCCCTGGTAATGGAGATTCAAAGTATTTTGTAACTTGTGCATTATACTCAAGCAAACCAGGAGATAGTGGTTCATTAATATGGGCCTATAATAGAAGAAACACAAGTTGGGTTCCAATTGGAGTACATTTTGGTGATCAAGGAAGTAAGCGTTTGTTTTATACTTTCTTTTCACCAAACCCCACTCAAACTAATTTAAACTAGGTGTCCCTGAGGACATCAATTGGGAAGCGGGATTGCAACGCTCATTTAATAGTTTTGATTATGGCAAAAATATAAAATGTATTGGATACAATAGAAAATATGTCATATCATTACCAGATGAGGTTAATGCAACTCAAACTTCACAATTGATGTACCGAAGGGCGAAGTTCCAGTTTCCAAATTTTAATGAAAATGCATTTGGTTACATACAAGGAACCATGGATTCGACGATGAATGGATTAAAGAAATTCGCGGAGGATGTTGAGTGGAAGGTTACTAAGGAGGAAGAAGAAGATATTTTTACAGCTTTTACAAGCTGCTTCCCAGAACTTAAAGGCAAGTTTAGAGTTAAGAGTGATCTGGATGTACTTCAAGAGTTAACTCTTGGAACATCAGCAGGTCAACCATGGATGTCTTTAGGTTGTAAGAAGAAATTGGATGCATTGATGCAATATTATCATTTGATTTTTGCACTTGCTAAATCCAAAAATTGGACACCCTTATTTAAAGGATCTGGAAAAGAAGAAAGAATTAAGATGAAGAAAATTCTTAATAGAGATGTTAGATTGTTTATTTCAGCCCCAATTGAATTTATTGTCAAAGGAATGTGGTTGTTTTCTGATATCTCGCAATATACAGTCAGCCATGCTGATGATATAGATATGCCAATGAAAATTGGTATGATGATGGTGGATGGATCCTTATTGGGATTCTTTAATAATCTGGACAGCACTGTATGGAAAGTTGCTTCAGATGTAAATAAATGGGACGGTCATTTTTTAAATCAACTTTTTGATTTAATAGGCAGAATAAAAATCTGGATGCATGATCCAAATGATCCCCTAATTACGGTTGATGAGTATAAAGCTCAAGTTGAGCATTATTATAAGAAAATTAAAAAGCCTAACATTTGTATGCCAGATGGAAATGTTTACCAAGTAAAGATGGGACAAATGTCAGGAGTATATACAACAGGTCAAGATAATAGTCTTGGTCATACTTTAATCAACTTTTTAGGAGGGATCAGGAAACATGGATTAACAGAATTTATTTCCCGTTATAAGAGAAAGGAATATATATTTGGAGTGGTTGGAGATGACAACTGCTCTGGCTTACCAGTTGAATGGAATTTTGAATTCAGAAAGAAACTCTATGCAGATTTCGGAATGATTTTAAAAGAAGAAGATGATTTCTGTAGTCAGGATTCCAATGGAATAACCTTTCTATCATTTAAATTTGACAAAATAAATAATTCTATTTTGTTTAATCGTGATAAATTATTATGTTCTCTCGTACATGAACCAGATCCAAAGACA